CGTGAAGCCCGTATTATGTACGCTGCTAGCTCAATTAATTACTGAGTGCGCACGTTAAACGGCACCATCATTAATTGAAAACTCCTAACCTGAAGAGCCCCCCCGGCAGAAGAGGTGTAGGTTGGGTAATTTAGTCTAATAACTTTATCCTGAGGTGTGTCCTGGAATTCAATGAACTGAGTGAACCCGTCCCAAACACAAGCCTCACTAAGCCCTGGTCTGACCAATTTAGTGTTCAAATCCCACAAAGGTCTATTGGCTGTAGCGTTATTACCAAGAGTGTCGATAATATTTAACCCGTTTGTGACATAACCACCACTGTTCGGATAATCAAAATAAAAAGCTCCCGTTTTGGTGTACTCGGTGTTAGTTAAATACGGTGACGTGTAAATAACAAATATTTTGAACATAAACACACCAGTAACGGAACCAGCGATATAAATCAGGTTGGCATCGCCTGTAGCCAAGGTTCCATATTTCAGGCCCAACGTAGAAGTAGGGTGGACATACATTCCTGCACCTAAATAAGGACTAGAAACAGGCGAGTTCTTAAAAACATCTGTCCTAAAAGCATTGACGTCAGTAGAAATGTTAGTGGGCTTGGATTGGAAAGCATTATGATAAAGAAAAGTGGGTGCTATAGAGGTGACATCCAAAAATAATCTAGGTTTGATGAACTCTATGTCGTAGACGCACCACAATTCACCAATGTTGCTGGCCGCTTGCTGCCCCACGGTCGCTATGCTAAACCGGCCAAAGTCACTAAATCGCGCATCCTCAGTGGCATTGTCAGGTACGGTATACAAAACGTCCAAAGTACCCAACGAAGGTTTGCATTCTATGGGATGCATACAACTTGCGCTAGGAACGGTGGAAACGCTGTATTGGTATTGTTCCATTTGCAGTTTACCTGTAAACAAAGATTCGTTTACATTGTATTGAGTAGTCATGATCACTGATCCCAACGCGGTATTGGTCGAAGCCACTGAAGTGGCAGAATTGGTGTTGAAGAAGAATACCATCCCGTGAATTTTATACTGTTCCCAATTGGGCGCCAAGGAGGACAACCAGGGAAACAAAAGCGGATTAGTCGGGTTAATCGTGAAATTAGACATGTTGAAAGCTGAACCAATCGAAGAGATGTCTTTCACGTACTCCTTATGGTTTATTCTGACCGTTCCTTGAGCAGTGTTGGCAGCAAAACTCGGTGGCTGACTATTCCGCGAAGAGCCCGTGTACAAGCTATTTTGCGTAACACTGTAATCACCCATGCCGGTTATTGTGGTAAACGCTTTTTGAGCAGCATTGCCCAGGAAACTACCTAAACCACCTCCTATACGTGAACCAAGGGAACCACCCGAAGAACTAGATTTGCTTTCTCGCTTTTCTTTAACGCGATGGATATTAGGTTGAGACGTGGCACTGCGTCTGGGTTGTTGCACGCTTCTATTCTTCGAATTTTTGACCTTGCCCCCTCGCGGTTTGACACCACCTACGAGCAAGCAAGAAGGCTCTAGCAAACTATTAATGTTGCCCGCCCGCATTGAGCCCAATCTATTTTGGAGTTCAGCGTCAGACAAGAAGTCATCCGGATCAAGCTCTCCGAAATTAAGACCTGCTGCTTTGTTGGCCACTGGCTCCGAATCAGCTGGTTCGCTATAAGAATCAGCTGATAAACTGGACGAAAACAGTGTACTCGGTCCATCAGTATCAGCTTCAAGAAGCAGAGTCAACAGAGGGTGACTAATGGGTTTTGCTACATAGTTGATGGTACTAATAAAATCTTCCCATTCCATCTGCTTCATTTTGTCCCAATGATAATGTGATTCAAGATAAGCCCAGGTTTCTTCGGTTGCATCGCCGTTATCCCCATTAGTAAACTTCCAGGGTTCGGCTTTAACCGGAGCAGCTGCGACACCAGTAGTAAGCATGAGAATGTGATCCATCCACGTTTTAAGAGGCGGCAAACACTTAGCTTGAGAATAAATACTCATAACGGTGCCTCGTATCAATGAAGGGATGGAAATTTTACTAGGTCTATCAAAACAATATGAGACTTTATTGATGACGCGACCAATCTTCGGTACGAAAGTCCACCCAACCGATGTTTGAACTAGTCGAGTGGAACAAAATTCTGCTCCCGTGGGCGTTAAACTATATTTAGGAACGGCTTCAAACCCCAATTTGGCCATCAAAGGAGCCCAATCCACAGCCTCACCAGGGTGCGTACCAATATTATCGTCTCCTGATACGGCCATTTTGAGTTCAGCTATAGCCTCTTCAGCACGCAAGTTCTTACTCACGCAGTAACAGAACAAATGCATAACAGCGTTATGAATACTGTTACCTAAACTGGTATGAGGATCGCCGGAATGTCTACCACCCGGACGTGAGTATTTAACACCACCGTTTGTGTACCCACGTGTGTCTGTATTAGCATGTAACAAATCTGCAACCGATCGGGTGGCTCCAAAACGAACGGCTAGCCACGCTTCTAACTGGAGAATCTCCGGACTAAAGCAAGCGTCGTACTTGCCCATGTCGTCCTCGAAAAGACGTCGGTTTTCTAATTTTAAATTGGCAGCCACGGCTTTAGCCGATACCCCACAAACGAACGTGGCCCAGTTATCCACAGACCAACGGCGTTTGATCAAACCCTGCAACGCCGAAATAAAAGGCCCGACTACGACTATAAACTCTGGACAAGCTCCTTGAATCAGCCTGGGCGCCTTTTCAACGCATCCCTCGGGAGTTCTGTGGTTCGTGAACTCTTCCTTTACAAAAGCTCGGCGTATAGTCCAACGGCGTACCACCACAGGATGTAACGGCATGTTGCAATCATCAGGCGCTAATCCGTCAGTTAGCATGGTGTCATAAGCCCGTTGCAAGGCTACCTTGACAGAAGGGCTTGAGTTGGCATTAGCCAGCCACTCTTCGAATTTAAATCGTTGAAGTTTAAACGGTCTGCCAAACAACAAATCAGCATTCCGTTTGAAAAACTCGCAATATGACGCCAAGAAGTTCGAGTCCGGTACATCCGTCAGCCTAAGAACCCTGGCTTTAACGCTCTCTACCTGATTTTGCAAGTTATTTTCAAAACAGCGGGGAATGTATTCCGGGTTGGTAGGGCCTACTTGTTCAATACGCTCACGTACTTGATTATCCAACGGCTCCCGTTTAGGATTAGATCTACCGGGAGAGGTTAAAGACAAGGATGATTCAGGGCGCTGAGCATAATTAACAGGACGCGCATTTTCCGTGTATGAAGTAGTAACTGAACAGGAGCGCATGGGCACGCGCGATAATAAAGATCCGGATGAAGGCATAATACCATGAACCAACGCAACAGCCAACGCCGAGTAAGCAAGTTTCCAATACTTATGGCTAGGCCCTGCAATTCTAGAAATGATAGTTGCAACAGGTACCCCAATGACCGCGGAAGCAATCCAAGAGTACGAATTACGCCACTCAAAATGATCTTGAGTGACAACTCTACTAACGTTTTGGATTTCAGCCCACCTCCGATAATAAGCGATGGCAGGGCCATATAATAAGCATGTTCGGAGTTGTTCAGGTGTGATACGCAATCTTTTGGCTAGATTGACGGCTTTGATTTGGCACAATGAATACGCCGCCATTTTGGAATCATGCACTTTGTGGACTAAGTAGGCCTCCAATTCTTCTACGAAGCCTTTTGGGAGAGACACACTGCAAACTGCACCGTCTTTTATATGCACGCCAAAATGATCAGCATGATTGTGAGTAGAAGCCAGGAAAGAATTGTTCCATAAGCCCGCAAAACCCAAATAAGGAAAATCCCAAGTCACAAATTCCACTGCCAAATCTCGATTGTCACAATTATCTATCATAGATGGAGTAGCTCCAACCAGTTTTACAATCGGGCTTGTATCTGCGAGCTCCCTGGCTGTTGTGGCCGCCGAGTCCGGTGAACTAGGACAGCTGCTCGATTCAGGGCGTTCGTCATAGCCACTCTCGACGTCGTTATTGCTCGTTGACCGTTTGAGTAAGGTACGCAAAGCCGGGAATGCACTGGTGTCAGTGCCGACCGGGGCGGGACGACCCCGCTGCCATACTTCTCCTCGGCCGCTTCCAACCGGGCTTGCTGCTGCTGACTTGGAGACCACAGGAAGCGGCGTTGGTAGTGACTGACCGGACGATTGGCTGAATCCACTAAACGATGCGCTGCGGCGTTGATTGGCCAATTTGGCCTTGTTTCGCTTTCTGCGAGCGATAACGGTGAAACCGTCGGAACGTGTGCCTGAGGCAGGTTCTGTGGGCTCTGACCATCCGTCATGCTCGTACCAACCGGCTGGTTTATCAAAGGCTCCGATTGGTACTGATTTATGCAACGGTCCTCGGTGGACACGAGATGCCACTCTGTGTCTCCTGTTGTCGCGATTGAATTGAGTATCTTGACCAGATATCTCAATTGGTCCGGTGACCAAGGATCGTTTTTTGCTGGGGTTAGCGCCAGAGAAAAGATTTTCTCCACGACTTTTTGGTCCAACCCCAGATCCAAAAACACGAACGAGGTCATTAGAAGTAACCTGTTCGTCTGTGGCTGATGCGGCAGCCACTACTCCTGCTGCATAAGTCAAGGAGTCTTCCATTTCCAACGTCTTCATATCGTCGGTGTTAAAAGAATTGTAAATATTTGATTTTGTGTTGTTATTGGTTAAAAGAGGCGATGACATTATTAAAATCGGAAATAATCCATAGCAGCGATCCGCATTAATCTAGTTTATTCTACCTAGGTTCGTACTCGACGAAGGAGAATCTAGTGCTGCTACGGGGTCAGGGTACTCGCCTGCAGAGAGTTCCTCTAGAAAATGAATCAGTACTAACCGGGTAACGGGGTTATAATTCATGATGCAACCCTTTCCAGGGAAAGAGAAGAGGGACACTCCCCACTACAATCGACCCCCCTTCTGATATAGGGTCAAAGGGTAAAAAC